CCGTTCTGCTCGGGCGTGAACATCGAGGCATCCTTGTCGAAGGAGACACGGGCTGCGTTCACGATTGAATCGTCGCTTCCCATGCAGTCGATCAGGTACACGTTGCTGGTCGGAGCCGGGGACAGCCCCAGTTCATCGTCCAGTTCCTGAAGTCGTTCCATCGGGTCAGCCATTGGTGTTCTCCTTGAAGCAGTCCCATCCGCGATGCGCGGCGTAATCGAATACGGTTCCGTCGAACGGTTCGTTGTATTCATCTGGACGCATCAGTTGGCAAACCTCCCGCCTCGCCTCGTCGCGCTCAGCGCGGAGCGTGTTGATGGTTTTGATCAGTTCCTGAATGTGCTGTTCCGGATAGTCAGAGTTCATCGTTCATCTCCATCTCGATCTCATGCAGTCGGCCAGTCTCCTTGCAGTACCTGAGGCACCCGGCCATTCCGGTGTCTCCGGTGAAACGGTTCTTCAGGACGCGCAGGTTGAGTTCGTTCGGGTTCTCGCCCTGCTGGTTGCGCTCCAGTCCGATCACGGCGTCGGCCAACTGGGCAATCGAGTGTGACCCACGCAACTGCGCGAGGCTGGTCGTGGCTCCCTCTTCGTGCCCACGGTCCCCATCGGGTCGCCGCAGGTGGGACACCACGAACATGGCTGCCTGGGTCTCCTCCACCAGCGACCTCAGGGAGGTCATGGCGTTGTCGATCAGCCTGCGCTCGTCGCCGTCGCCAAGACCGGACACGACGATGCTCAGGTGGTCGAGGAAGATGTAGTCGCAGCCGCACGACTTGATCATGTACCGCGTCCGGGCCAGCAGGTTCTCTGGGTCAACGGATCCGAAGTGGTCGAACAGCACGACCTTGGCCACGGTGGCATCGAACGCCTCACGCATCTGCTCCTGCGAGATCCCGCGATCCTTCCAGAAGTAGGGCGGGGTGTTCAACTGGATGCCCATCAGGTTGCGGCCCGTCCTCTTGACGCTCTCTTCGAGCATGAGTAGGCCAACCTTCTTGCCGTTGCGGATGAGGTGGCAGACCATCTCCCGGCAGACCGATGACTTGCCGATACCTGTGCCGGAAGTGAGAACCACAAGTTCACCCTTCCGAATGCCGAGGAGTTTGGAGTTGAGTCCGAGCCAGGGGTAAGGAACCGATTCCTCGACATCCTCTCCCGACACAGCATCCCAAAGATCCGCTCCAAGAACGACTCCATCGGGCCTGAACGCCTTGGCTCCGTACACCGCATCGATGACCTTCTTTCCGTCTCCGGCGACCAGCGCCTCGTTCGCATCCTTGTAGCCGGGGATCGTGCCGATCTTGGCCTTGCCCGGCGTAAGCAGCATCGCACACTCACGGGCAGCCTTGCGGCCCGGCTCGTCGTCGTCGAACAGGATCACCACGGTCTCGAACTTCTCCAGCCACTCCAGGTTGTTCTGGAATGCCTTCAGGGCACCAGCCGCACCCGATGGGACGGAGACCACGGGCCACTTGTGCCCGAACAACTGAGACACGGTCAGGGCATCGATCTCGCCCTCGGTCACGGTGACCATGCGACCGCCGTCACGCCACAGGTGCATGCCGTACAGGGGCAGGTTCTTGGTGTCGCCCAGCACAAGGAAGTCCTTGGAGGGGAACCGCAGTTTCTGCGCCACCACCTCCCGGTCCTTGATGTATTGGGCGACCTGAACCACCGACCCGTTGTACTGGCCCATGCCGTACTGCCACAGGACGCAGGTGTCCTCCGAGATGTCCCGCTTGTTCAGCCGTGCAGGCTCGACGTTGATCAGGTCAGCCCGTGCCTTGGTGATCGGCTCAAGCGCCTGCCCGTCGCCGTTCTCGTAGTGCTTGCATCCGAAGCAATACCCATGACCATCCGAATACCGGGCGAGGTTGTCCTTGCTCCCGCAGGCGGGGCATGGCTCATGCTGGACGAACTCCGACTCTTTCTGGGGTTGCATTGTTCTCTCTCCATTCGATCTCAATGCGCGGCTCTTTGCTGTAGCACTTCTCGGCTTCGAGCCACATGATTTGCGTGTCGTCGTCCCAGGCCCATCCGTTGAGCGCATCGAGGATCGACTTCACATGGTTGTCGATGTCTCCCAAGGGCCAAGGGTTGGATGGCTTCTTAGGGGTTCGACAAAAGAAACGAATCTTTACCGACAGGGCACCCGAGAGGGGGCAGCCCTTGGGCTTTCGCATCGCACCAAGGGCCGCCTTTGCCTCTCGTCGGAACTTCTCGTAGGTCTTACCGTAGTAGGCAAAGCCTCTCCGCGAGATGCGGGGACGGGATGCCGGGACGGGATCGACCCAGAGAACGATCTTCATCAGAAGTCGTTGTCTTCCGATGCGGCCTCGGTCGCAGTCGCGGCAACGAAGCCCTTGGGGTCAGCCTTGAACCCGTAAGCGTCGAAGTTGTCTCCGGGCGTGTACTCCTTGAGTTCCACGATCTGCACGGCCTTCATGCGGAGGGAGATCCCTGCGCCGACCATCGCGGTGAAGAAGGGCACGACCTCGAAGGCCACCTTGATGCGGGAACCCGAGCCGACGTTGGGCGGGGCCTGCATGGCGGTGCCAGCCGAGTCGAAGATCACGGGCTTCTGCTCCCACGACCTCTCGTCGTTTCCGGCCTTGGCCTTCAACTTGAACTTGATGCGGACCTTGCCGTCGTCGGTCTCCTTGATCGGCAGGTCGCACCGCTTCAACTTCTTGCCGCCCTTCTTCTCGCACTCGTCACGGTAAGCCTCGTCGGAAGCCTTCTTGAGCGAGTCGATGAACGACGATGCGGCCTTGTCCATCGGATCCAGTTCGAGATCGACGCTGTACACGCCATCCTTGTCGAACTTGGTGTCGGGCTGGGTCAGCCGGGGGTAGATCGCCGTGCCGAGGGGGGAGGTGATGCGGACGAACTTCTTGCGGGGGGCACTCATGTGGTGTCTCCTGTGAGTCTAGAGTCTGCACTCAGTTGAAGTAGTAATCTGAGTCGCGGACCTTGGTGATGTCCAGAGAACCGTACTCTGGAACTTCAGGAAGTGTAACAGAGGTAGGGAGCATTGTCAAGGCCCCCTGACGGAACTCGCTGAGCAGGTCACGCGAGAAGATGTCAATCGTCGCCTCACGGACGCAGGAAGAGACCGTCAAGTAGTCGGCACCCAGGCACAGGATCTGGTCGTGGACGCACCCGAGGTGGTTGATCCCGTTGGCGGCGCAGGTGTTGACGGTATGTCCGAGAAGCCCGCCGAAGCCGTCAAGGGAGTGGACATAGTTCGCCGGGCCGCCGTTCAGTGCCTTGCGCTTGGACTGGGTGCCGTTCTCCTGCCGGATCGAGAGAACCTTGGCCTTGGCCCCGATTCGGGTGGACACCGTGACAACGTCGTAGTTCTCGTACCGCATCCGGACGGGGAAACCGATGGGAGTCATCCAATGCGGGGTAACGTCGTTGTCGATCAGGACGGCCATGCAGTCACGGATGAACTTCATGCCGCGCTGGGCCGATCCGACGACATCACCGATTGACTCCCAGATGATCTTGCCGAGGAATGCCACGGGCTTGTACGTCTCCAGGCCGAACGGATTGTGCCCGACCTTCCGCATCCTGTCCTCCATCCACTCGCGGGTGTAGTTGATGCAGGAGTGCAGGGTCAGCCCGTAGGGCAGCGTCATCGTCTGCCTCTTGGTCGTCGAGCGGTCGATTCCCATCTTCAGCAACTTGGCGGCCATGGGCTCACCCGACTGCATCAGGCGAACGATGACCTTGTCCGCGACGAACTGGTACGGGTCGCTCGGGGATTCCGCAGGCAGCACGTTGGTCGCAAGCCCAGCCACCGGATCACGAAGCAGCATCGAGTAGATCTGCAAGCCCTGCGTGGTGGCATCCATGGCGATGGGCAGGCTGGAGACATGGGACGATCCGTTGCGCCACAGGTCGAAGATCTCGCGGCAGGCGGCGACGAATGCGAATGGCTCGTCTGCCTCCAGCCACATGCGGTTCGACCACGGGTCACGGGCGATCTGCTGGATGGCCGCCTTGTTGGCCTCGACCCATGCGATGCGCTCCTTGACGGGCTTCTTGTCGAGGCCGTACTTGTTGGCCACCTGCACGTACACCGGGAACTGGTCTGCCTCGGTCTTCAACTGCTTGCCGTCAGCGAAGCGAAGCATGGCCTTGACGTAGGACACGCTCTGTGGGTGCAGGAACAGGGGCAGCGGGTAGCCACGGCCACGGAAGTCCAGTTGGTGCGGGAACCACAGGCGTCCATGGGCGGCCATCTTGTCGGCCACGAACAACGCCTTGAGCGTGAGCAGCCGCTGAGACTCGTAGGATTCGTTGAGGAAGTGGATCTTGGCCGCCGCCTTGCGCCAGTTCCGCCTAGCCTCCTGGTCAGTGTCGATGTTGACTGGCTTGGTAGGCAGTTCCTCGTCCTTGGACGGAGGCAGGCCATCGACCGAGATCCCCTCCTTCCAGCACTCATGCACCAGTTCGCGGATGTAGCCATCGACCACCCACGGGGTATTCTGCACGAAGTTGACGGCCTCGTAGACCTGCCGATTCAGCGATGATGACAGTGATTCCTGGTACGACTTCGACCTGCTCTTGACCAGGGGCCTCGGCTTCCACTCAAGGGACGCATATCCGCCCACCCATGGGTTGTTCCACTCAAGGGGCTTTTCCACCATGGGCAGGAACATCGGCTCAAGGGATTCGTGGTATTCGTGGCAGTCCTTGATCCACTTGCGGATGTCCTTGGAGGGCTGGATCACGCAGTAGCGCCTGCCCCGGGCATTCAACTTGGTGATGACCTCGATGACCCCGGTGCGTTCTGCCAGCATCTCGATGAGCAGCAGGCCAACGGCCAGCGCATCGGCCTTGGTCCACCGCTTGGTGACGAGATCGACCGCCTTGGCCGCCTCACGGGCGAACCTGCGCTTGAACTTCTGGCCGACCTTCTTGAACGTCTTCTTCTGAACGGTCTTCAGGAACTCGGGCTGCTCACGGGCAAGTTCATCGAGCAGGATCTCGTCCTCGATGGCCCGGCCAACGGCGATGGATGTCCCGGTCAGCATGCGCTCCGCAGACAGGGCGTCGATGATGACCTTGGATGCGATGACCGCCGACTTCTCGGGAGACAGCAGGGACAGGTACTTGTAGCAGCGGTGTCTCTGGCCCGGACCCTTGCCCGACTTGGCCAGCCACAGGTCGATGCCCTTGGCCAGTTCGGTGGTGCAGCGATTGAGCATCATCCGACCGGGGATGGTGTTGCTCTCCGAGGCGATTTCGTGGGCCTTGGCCTTGCGGTTCTGATACCGCTGCCTGCCGAGTTCCACCATTTCCTTGTCGAGTTTGCTCTGCCGCACCGTGTCTCCCTTCTAGAGTCTAGACTCTACCATACACAAATAAAAACCCCCCGTATCCCAAGGGATACGAGGGGCTAATGGGAGGAGAACACCGCGAAGCGCGGCACTCCCACTATATCAGGCCAAAGCGTAGAACTGGTCCATGGTGCGGTCGAACTCAAGGACGGCACGGGGCTGGAGGACCGGGTTCGATTCCTTGACGAGGTGCGTGAACGCAGCCTGAAGGTTCCAGAGCGACATGGTCGGCGTCTGGTAGTCGAACGACGGAACCACGGATTCCTCGTAGAAGTCCAGCATCTTGGACTTGTTGAGGATGCCGCGCTGGGCCAGACGCACGGTGAACTCGGAGAGATCCTTGGCGGTTGTCGTCTCCCGCTTCAGGATCTCCTGCCGCTGGGCATACGCCTCGACCTGGGTGGTGAAGGAGAACATGGCCTTGGTGATCAGGTTGGGCAGGCGATCCCACACGTTGGTCGTGTGCTTGGTCTTCAGGATGTGGTCGGCCACGATCAGTCCGTTGGTGCAGACGAACACGGTGCCGCCGAAGATGATCCGGGCCGAGATCGACATGTCGTAGGAGTTCATCACGGCGATGTCCCACGACTGGCCCGGGATGTCCGGGAGATCCTTGGAGAACACCGTCGCCTTGGACACGAACACGGGGTTCTTGCGGTGAACCATGTGCTGCTCCCCGTTGATGCGGAAGCCGTGGCTGTCGAAGATGTTCGCCGTCTCCTCCCACAGGTCACGCTGGGCGACCGGGCAGTAGGAGCGGGTGGCACAGGGCACGGGGATGGTGGCGAGGTCGGTGATGGATCGGTAGGTGGTCTTCATGGTCAGTTCTCCTGCTTGTTGTGGGCATCGACGGCCCGTGCGAGACGGATCAGTTCCTTGCGGCAGACCATGATGGTCTCCGGATCGGGGTTGTTGGTCAGCAGTTCGACGATGATGTTGACTGCCGCCTCCCAAGACATCTTCAGTTCCAGCGTGTGCTGCGTCATGCGTGTTCTCCTGGTACAGACTCTAGACCGCCAGGCGGGTTCTCCATGGCTACCCTGAGGAAACATTCCTCATCGTCATGCAGCCACAGTCGATGGTTCCGCGCTCTCCATATCGCTAGGTGTGCGAGATTGTGGGAAGTGACTAGGTCGTCACGCATCCAGCCCATGTACGACTTCTGGATCGTGTCCGAGAGGATGAAGGTGGTGTTCTGCCTCATAAGTGAATATTACCACAACAATCCTTGTTGTCAAGAGGAAGCCGCGTGGTCAGGGTATGCGCGGCCCACCCGAACCGAAAGAGATCAGGATGCGGGGACGCTCTTGGCCAGCCGCTCGACCAGTTCCTCGACGAAGACCTTGCGGAACTCCTCGTTGTTGACGAACTTGGCGACGATGTGCTGGGCGATCTGGTTCATCGACACGTTCTCCACGATGGTGTCGTAGTCCAACTTGTCCGCGATGCGGTCGGCCAGTTCGTAGGTGTCGATCTCTGCCGCAACATCGGAGATGCGGATGTGGTCGGCCACCTCGGAGGTATCGATGTCGATCTCACGGGCAAGATCGGACAGGTCGATGTTGGACGCGATGTCGGCAGGATCGATGTGCGAGATGTCGATCTCCGAGACGATGTCCGCGACCTGAATGTGGTCCGCGATGTCCGCAGCGTCGTACTCCTGGGCCAGTCGGCTGTAGTCGATGCGCCCGGCCACCTCGCGGTACAGGTCAGGGCACGACTGAACGGTGTTCTCCGCAATCAGGCCCGGCTGCTGAACCTCGGTTGCGACGGCAGCCTTGAGCAACTTGAGCGAATCCTCGGACAGGGTGATGTGCAGTTCCATGGCGGTGTTCTCCTAGTTCTAGACTCTAGACCGATCAGTCGAAGGAAACATTCCTCCGACAAGTGAATCCTAGCAGACGAACAAGACTTGTCAACAGGACAGGTAGGGGTGTGCTTCCAACTTGCGACGGATCTCCTCGGCAATGTAGCCCTCGGCAACCTCCAATGCACGGACGACACGGGGCGGCATGTTCTCGCCGTAGCGCCACTCGTACTGGTGATCCATGCGGTCGCAGTACGAGACATAGATGGGGTAACGCTCAAGGATGGTGACCTTGCCGTACTTCAGCCCAGGCTGCACCTCCGACTTGTCGATGTCGTACTTGACCTCGAAGGTTGCATCCATGGAGATGCCGTGCTGCTCGTAGTACACGGATACGTCACGGGAAAGGATGGGTTGGTACATGGTCAGTCGCCTCCTTCGATGATGGCCACGACATTCTCGTCACGGAACAGGTCACGCAGGACCGAATACGCCTGACTGCGGGACTCGGCCCACACGATGCGTCCGAGCAGGATCGGCTCCGGATCCTTCTTCTCGCGGACCACGATGACGAACTGGAACTTGAAGAAGGGGTCGATGACGATGGGTGCCTTGGCGTCAAACATTGGTGTTCTCCTTGTACAGACTCTAGACCGACTGGACGACGAAGTTGGACGAGATGATGTTGCCCTTGGGACGAAGCCCGACGATGACGCCCTGCGGATCTGCGGGCCTGAAGTCGGACAGGTCGCCATCGACCACCTGCCAGCCTGCATGGGATGCCGGGAGCGGGCCCTGACGTACACCGAAGACCATGGCCACGTTGCCACCCATGCGGAGATACCGCAGGCAGTCGTCCCAGTTGTGACCCGAGTACGACAGGGTCAGGTGCAGGGATGGACGGACCATGTTGAGCGACTCCATGGCACGGGCCAGCGACTTGGTGTAGTCGTAGTTGTGATCCGAGAAGGAATAGATCTCGGGAGCCACGGATTCCCACGGGATGTCCGACAGCACATTGGAACGGAAACCGAACTTGAATCCGTGCTTCATGTTGACGGACTGCAACTCGTCGAACAACTGACGGAAGAAGAAGTACGGATCCTGCATGAGGAACTTGGTCTTCTCGATCCGGGCCTGCTGCACGTTGGAGAACCGGGAGCGTCCCGAGGTGATGCCGAGACACGCTGCCTCGCACTCGGGAGACCGCCACGGGCAGAGTTGGTAGCCGGATGCACCCGCAGGGGCCAGCGTGAGGCCGTAGATCGGCACGGTGCCCTTGGACAACTTAGTGTTGGCTCCGGGAGGGGTCAGCAGTCGGGCCTTCCTGAGGCGACTGTAGGGCCTAGCGAACTGGTAGTCCTCGTAGGCACGGGCAGAGGCATCACGGATGACGGCCCATCTCGGGGCCACGGCTGAGTTGTTGATGACTTCCAGTTGCACGGTGTTCTCTCCTTGGTTCTAGAGTCTGTACTGACGGTGCGGGTGGTCGATCACCCAACACCATCAATGTACCTGATGAAGAAAGTTTGTCAAGTCACATCCATCTGATCCCTGATGAGGACGGCGATGTGGTCGAACGGCAGCCCATCGACATCGTTGAGTTCCGAGATGGCCGTGGCTTGCCAGTCGTAGGTCAGCACGGGATCCTCGGAGTGCAGCCCTGCCCATTCGATGACCTGCGGAGGCAGGCAGCCCGTATGGGTATGCATGGCCGTCTCGCCGTTCTCTCCGATGCCGATCTCGGCACGAAGACCGTAGTTGTCCTCGAACTCATGCCAAGTGTGCTGCCCGATCCATTCCTCGGGCTGACCTTCATGCGCCTTGACATACAGGTCGCACAGGACGCCCAGGGCGCAATACTCGCACTTGCCGCTTGGGCCGATGGCCCGAAGGTTGCCGCATCCCTTCTCGTAGGAACCGGACTGCAAGGCATCGACCCACAACTTCTTGATCTCTGGCTTCATGGTGTTCTCCTCGGTCTAGAGTCTAGATCAGGACAGGGTTCCGTACTCGACTCCGGTGATGGGATCACGGTCGCCCATGTTGATGCGCTCGAACGGTGCGATCCAGTCGCACAGGTTCTTCTCCCGGGCCATGTACGAGGGCAGGTCATAGGCCATCGACTCCCCGTCCTTGCACAAGGTGAAGTAACCGTCGATCCGGCCTGCCGTCACCCCATCCTCAAGGTGCGAATAAACGGTGGCCATGGCCTTGTCGTCCGCAACATCGATCAGCATGATGACTCGCATTGGTGTTCTCTCCGATTCGGGTCTAGACTCTAGAACCAGTCCAACGTGGACGGATCCCTGAGCCACAAGTGGATAATACCACGTGAAGAAAGATTGTCAAGTACACCTGAAGTCTACAGATTGGACACCATGGTATAAACCTAGGTATAGAGTCTAGAGTAACACCTGTATTCACTAGGTTCTTACTTCTACTACACCTATTACAGTCTAGTATCTAGACCTAATAGAGATCTATATAAGGATACCCAGGGTAGAACCAAAGGTATCTACATGGGTTGTACTGGCCGAATAGCGTTCCAGCGATGAC